AGAGGCGCGAAATTTATCTTACGCGTTAAACTTCTGCGAAAGTTTATTATAAATAGCGGTTAATTCCGCGTTTCCGAAATGCGCTACTTTGTCGGGATGCACTTTGCCGCGATACTTTTTACGCACTGCAGCAGTTAATCCCTCGCTTTTAATAATTCCCTCTATTTTAACGGCAAACGCAAACGCTGCGCTTAGCACTAACTCTTCGTAACTTTTTTCTTCGCTTGCTAGTGCGCGAATATCTTGCGCAAGTTTCGCTACGGAAAGATAAGAGCCTATTTTTTTAGTCGCGTTATCGCTACCTAATGCGTCTATATAGTCGCGACATTCTTTCTCGCTACGCTCGGCTTCTAGTAAGAAGGCATAGAACCCCGCTTTTAATCCCGTTGCTACGGTAGAAAGGTTTTTAGTTGCCGTTTTTATTTCTTTAGCGGTAAATCCCGCTACTAAAAGATGCGCACGGATTAGGGTTAGAGTTAAACCTTGCGCTTGCAGTTCTGCTATTTTAGTTTCGATAGTTTGCATAATAAGTATTCCTAGTTTTCGTGCTAGAGGGCGAATCCCTCTAACTGCCGACTATTTTACGCCTCTAAGCGCATATTGCAAGCACTTTGTTTAATAAAGCGCGAAATAAACGAAGAGTGCAAATAAATAGAGAGTAGGGAAGGAAGGCGCAATAAAAAGGGGTTCTTTGCTAATTTAGACGCACGGAAAGCGGGGCTAGAGGCGATTTAAGGGAAAATAGATATAAGGACTAGGGCTAGAGGGAAAACGCCTTAGAGCGCGTTCTAGGGATTATTAGGGATTTCCGCGCTTGCGCCTCTTTTTTAACGAAAACGCGGAATTAATTAGGTGGTGGCAAGATATCCACCAGCATTATCTTTTATTTATCACAAAAATCCTCCAGCTTACACCAGCGCGCCAAAGAAATCTAAGGTGGCAATGTGCCTACTGGAAGCAATGGCCCACCTTCACTAATCCTCAGGCTTAATCCTGCCATCTTATTTATTACACCACGATAGATGAGCAGCTGGTCGACCTGGCTATCATCAGCCCAGACTTCCGCGTGAGTAAGGGCATCTAATAGAGGCTTCATGTAATTATCTAAATCCCTGACTCTTTTATCTGGCATGTGGACAACCACCTCCATTAGAACCCTGGTCTCAGAAGGGATTCCCATGTTAGGAATTTGCTGGTGGACACATTCCCCAACCATCTCCCGAAACTTCCTTCCTTTCTTGGATATGAATCTTCCGCGCTGAGTCTGCACGTAATAACTATTTATTGTTGGTGGAAAAGGTACAAATATCTCTAGTTCTAGCACTGGTGCTCCTTATTTTAGTCTATTTAGCCTAAAGGTAGGCAAAGGTAGGTAAAAGGATAGGAAAAGGTATAGTAAAGGTAGGTAAGAAAGTATAATAAAACCTATATAATACATACACTTACGCGCGGATTCTCTCCTTTTTTCGCTTACCCCCCCTTCGATTATCACTTTTAGCATATCCCGTTTTTAATTGCAAGCGTTTTTTCGCATTTGCTTGCATTTATTTTCCCTCTTTTCCCCTCTTTCCCGCGGGGTCGCCCTTTTTAAAAGGTAGGGTGCTTTTTTCGCGTAAGTCCTTGATTTTAAAGGGAAAAATACTGCCTTTTTGCATACCCTTTCCCTACTTTCGAAAAGGTAGGCTAGGCAAGTTTAGGCTTTGGCCATAACCACGACAAGCAAACAAGTATTTTGCATGCTCCTCGCGGAATTCTCCTAGTCTATATTATAAGGGCGAATAAACTCATTCATACCTTCTAATATCTCTACTAAACGTGGGGATTTCCCTCCAAGTGGGTCTGCACTAAGCACCTTAATTGCACCATTGTCTCGCATGATATCTAATACTTTGTCTAAACCCGTTACAAACTTACCACTCTTATCGCTCATTTCTGCTATATGTGGATTAGCTTTGCACGCTATTCTTAATGCGCTCATTGGTATTATCTTCCTAGTCCTATACATTTTATTAATTTTACATTTACGATCTTTAATATCATCATCTATAATTAATTTCATCTTTATATACACGTTACGCACCGCGAGAGTTACCCGCTGGCTACTATCTGCTGTTAAACCGCCTAACGCTTCTGTGATATGTGCATATTCGTATTCTGCAAATGCCTTTGCCCACTCCCATTCTTCTCTACCAACTACTATATTCTCGCTTTTAGCATTAAAGACAGCAACAATCGCGGAAATCCTAATTGCTTTCTGGGCGATTCTGGTCGCCATCTGTTGCCTAACCTTATCTCCTACATGGCTACTCGATAATTCTAGCATATTATCTATATAGTCTTTAACTTCCTCGCTTATTTCCTCTGTGAATTTAATGATCCATGGTTTAGGATCAGCTTCTGCCTGCACACTGGCACATTCTTCTAGCAATATACCTATTCTCTCTCGTAATTTCGGAGGCAAATCAGTATTCATCCGCCTATTCATCTTAGTTTGCCTCTTATTTATCTTCAGGAGGACTTGCCGCGGAAGATATCCACTATCAAGAGCACCTGTGGATGCATACGCCTCAAACATTTGCTCTGGAGTACTCTCGCTAACAACTGTCATCGCCATTGCGCGGATTCTCTCCATGTTATCATCTTCGCTACTGTAAGCATGCGCTTTAGTATATCCATTCCTATGACTACATTGTATAGCATCCAGTACAAATGCAGTTGTACCTTCTACGTTACCACTACGGACTTTAAGCATCAGCCCTGCTTCACTAATAACACATATCCGCGACCTAGCGTTCTTAAACTGATTAACTATCGCCTTTGGACTGTGGAAATGCGATGGACCAATAAAGGATTCGTAAGATTTCATCCCTTCTCCTCCATGCATTATGCACATATTAATAAAATCGTTAATTCTATCCTTACCAACACCTGTACCTGCAATTACCGTGATGAATAAATTCAGACCACTAGGCATAGGCTCGTCTATGTTGTATCTTCTGCCACATATACCTGCAATAGTACCTAACGCAGCAGCAATCGCCACCTCAGGGTATTGTAGCATAAGGAATCCATAAGCAAAGTCGTATAAATCTCCCATCAGGCCAGGAGGCCGCGGAAGATTAGTATCAATTTTAATACCTTCCTCTTCTATGCCATCCATATTGAACTTTCCACCTTCTTTAATGCCGTCTACAAGCCTATCTATATCATCATAGCGTTCCATCCACCTTTTGCTACCGCTATCAGAGCTACTATTCATCAGCATCTTTAATAAAGATTTACAGTGCGCCTTACTCATACCATCTTTAACAACTTGCCAACTAATGCATCTAAGACTCTCGTGATACTCTTTACCACTCCTAATATTCTCGTACATTTCGTCTAATGACTCAGCATTCCCACTCTCAGCCTTAGCCTCTTCTCTACTCTGCGCCTTCCCAGCATCCAGATCTTCCCCTCTAACATAAGAGTAGAACTCAAAGACACCATCCTCAGGATTATCCCTGCTAGGCATAAACCACGGCTGGCTCCATGTATTCATCTCACTAACATTCTTAATATCCATGTCTAATAGCTTCATTAAGTCGCAGTTAGTGGAAATTAGCTGCTCAGAGGTATATTCTTCGCAAGGGAGGACAACGCGGAATTTATTCTTGCCACCTGTATGGCTATGAGTAGTATATATGCAATGATTCAGGCTTAGGCTTCTCAGCTTCTTATGAACGTCTTTCGGGCGAGGTGCATTGCCGCCAGTTTCACTGCAATCACCGTCTATTACTATTAGTTTACTGCTTTTTAGATTCTCATTTGTTCTATGTCCTCCTTCCAGTTCCCCTCGCACCCAGTACGCGGAATGTTTCTTGCCTTTACGACATTTACCAAATAATTTAGTTAGACTCTCGAAATCAGCATACTCCGCGACTGCGCCTCCTTCTGTGTTATGCTGGTCTCCATTGAAACAGGTTATTTTATACATTAATTATCACCTATAAGTTAATTAGCTAATTCCCATTTCCCCCTAAATAGAAAATCGAGGGATTAATAGTATACGCGCCCTAATTTTAGATTAATATAGGCTTAATCCCTCTTAAAACCGGCCTCTAAGGCGTTTTATGCTATTATAGCTATATTAGTACCGTCTAGGATAAAACGTCTAGAATCGCCTTAAAATAGCTTAATTAATATCTTTACGGGGCGAACGGAAACCCGTATAATCCTAGCCTCTATTTCGGGATTCCCTCGAATTAGAAACTACTGGAATACTTACTAATGAAAACTAACGAAGCAGCAATCGACACTATCCACAACATCTTAAACGAATTTAAAGATGACGTATTTGGATTCCACGAGATGTACGATGGCGTAGGAATCTGTATGTCTTGCGCCTTTATGCAGGATGGGGTAGAGCCAGACGCGGAAGGTTACACTTGCGACTCTTGTGGCAAAGATACGGTAACTGGGATAGAAAACGCAATACTTTGTAACTACTGAGGAATACTAAAATGCTAAATGAAATTAAAGTAAAAGCTAAAGCAAGACCTCCTTACATCTGGCGCAATAGGATTATCAGCTCTGATAAGTTCACACTAATTGGAAACCCAAACAATTATGTCCTTATTCCGTTTGCCAGAATGCGCAACTTTGATGAACCTGCAAGGTTCACAGAGCAGCAAATAGCAGTAATTAAAAAGGCAATTAACGATGCCAGTTTTTGTTATGTGGAAGGGGAGGAAAAACCAATCACAGTAACATTCACTGTATTGAATTCACTTTACGACGCAGGGTTTCATGTATGAACGATTTAGTAGCTGAATATAAGATCACCAAAGAATTGCTCGCCTTCTACAAAAAGAAAGAGCATAAACTTAGATTGGAGTTGACCTCCACCCTCTTCCCAACTGCGGGCGAAGGGTCTTTCTCCAAGACAGTAGATGGAATAAAGGTTAAAGCATCATTCAAGAACAATATCTCCATAGATAAAGATGCGCTAGCTACCTACCATTCGATGCTATCTGAAAAGGAGATAGACTGCATTAGGTTTACACCAGGAATAGTAAAAGCCAGATACAAGGAACTTTCCGCGAATGAGAGGACTTTGCTAGATGACTGTCTTATTATCAAACCTGCACTACCAACAGTAACTTTAATTGAGGAAGAAGAACAATGAGTAAATTAGATGAAACAATGTTTGATGCACAGAAATTAATTGGCGAAACTGCAATGGATTATTTAGGTGATAATCCCGAGCCAAAGACACACTTCGCAACTTCCGTGGCCTGTTCGGTTACGATGGCGATGCTAGTTGACGCTACTATCCCTGATGAAGTCGAAGGTCGTGAAAGAATGGAGAAGTTGCTAGAACGATGCACTGATCTATTAGTCATCGCTATAGAGCGAGTCACAGACGCGGAGATTTCTATTGAGGTGGTAGGAGGCGAAGCTGCTGAGCAAGTGGTAGAGACGCTGAAAGCATCTACTGAGGTCGCGCACTGATGGCGATTCGTATACAAAACACAAGCGACATTAAAGCTGATGGCGTAAAGTGCATTGTGTACGGTGGAGCAGGGGTGGGTAAAACCCGCCTTTGTGCTACCGCGCCAAAGCCTTTAATCATATCAGCAGAAAGCGGGCTGTTGTCTCTGGCAGAAGTCGAATGTGACTTCATAGAGATAGCTTCTCTGAAAGAGCTGGATGAGGCTTATCGCTACGTTAAAGGGTCAGGTGGAGATGCTTATGAGACTATTTGCCTAGACTCTTTATCAGAGATAGCAGAGGTTATCATCGCGGAGATTAAGCCTGATTTCAAAGATGCTCGACAAGCGTATGGTGGATTAGCTGATGCTATGATGCCAATGCTTCGTAAATTCCGCGACCTGAAAGGCAAGAACACTGTGTTCACCTGTAAGATGATATCAGTTAAGGATGAGGACTCTGGTAAAGTAACTGAAGAGATACTGATGCCAGGAAAAGTGTTGTCAGTGCAGATTCCTTACATGGTAGATGAGCTGTTTAAGATCAAAATAGATAGGAAAGGCAATACGTTGGTGCAAACCAAGCCTGATCGTATCAGTTTTGCTAAAGATAGATCAGGAGCGTTGCTCGCGGAAGAATCTGATTTAAATATGACCAAGATATTCAACAAAATTAAAGAGAAAAGCAAATGACGTGGTGTCTTGATGAAGCCGTACACTATTTACCTGAAATAGGGGAAGAATTGGACGGGGTGAAATGTATAAGTGGCGTTAGGGGTGTCGTAGAGTGGCAGAACAAACCGACTTGGCGTGTAGTTGCGCATCATACAAACGGGACTAAGTTCTTTGTAGAGGCCGTCACTGGCGGTAGC